CAGCTTTATCGGAATATGAAGACAATTGGGACTCTGCCAGGGTCTGTCGAGAAGAATGTTCGAAATTCTAGACGACACCAGTCTTTGTATTCAGACTTGTATGGAAAAGTTGGGTTGCAGAAGTTGAAAGACATCGCCGGGGACAAATTTTTTGTTGTTTGTCCAACCGAAACCAACTATTATAAAACTGTTACATCGTGGGATGTTAAACCTGAGTACAGATATAGTGGGACAGAATCCCATACATTTGGAATGTTGTTTTTTGAGCACTATTATAAAGATATAATGCAAAATTGTGTTGCTACCTCTGAAGAGATAAGTGCTTATATTGACTGGACTAAGAGTCCTGGTTTTCCCCATACCTATTTTGGTTTTAGAACAAAAGAAGAGCTTGTCCTTGCTCTCGCCGATACTATGTTTTATGAACGTACCGGTTCTCTTACTTTCTGGAATGTTTCTGGAAAAGTTGAGTTTAAAAACTTAGCTGATATTGAGGAGAATAAAATCAGGTTATTTCAGATTCCTGCATTTGAACTTCTCTATTCGCAACTGAAATTTGGTAAGCGTATTTCCTTGCGCTTGATGAACTATGAGTGGTCAAAATATGGATTTAATCCTTACAGTGGCGGTTTTAATAAGCTTGCTGAACAATTGTTAAGGAAACGTTATCGTGGATGTTATGATGTTTCCGGTTGGGATAAGTTCTTACCCTTGTTAAGGGATATATATTCTGTTTTGCAGAAGCAATGTGGTATACCTAAAGAAGATTTGGATGAGTTTCTATGGACTGTTGATAATACATGCGAATTTATGTTGAAATTGCGCAATGGTAATGTTATATTGAAAGACTATGGAAATGCTTCCGGTTCTGGTTGTACTACTAGAGATAATATTTTTGGTCATGTTATAATTTTCGCCGCTGGACTTTTCCTTTCATATAAAAGGAAAAATGGCGAATCTCCTCCTTTTTCACTGGTACGTGATCAACTAGTTAATTTGTATGGTGATGATAACGTTTTCGCTGTAGATGAAGAGTTTAGTCTTATGACTGACCCTGATTTTCTCGCGGAACACCTTGGGAATTATGGACTTAAATTGAAGTTCTTTTTTGGTGGGTTGGATGCTGATTTGCAC